GACCGAGCGACATGCCAAGCGAACCTGATATGCAACCTCTGAAACAGCGGTGGCTACACGATGGGTCAACGATGCGACAACCGCGGTGATCTCTGGGACGCCTTTGCGCAGGGCATCACGGTCGGGTTCAAGAATTCATCGCTCCGGTCGTGTAGCCGGTGGGCTGAGTATCGCAGGGTGATGGGGGCACCTTTCCCGGGTCCCTATAGCTTCCTGCATCACCCCTGGTGCCGCGAGATTCACAACAGCAAGGCCGCCTTCACCGTGGCGATGAAGGCGGCCCAGTTGGGGATCACGGAAGTCGGGATCAATCGGGCGTTCTTCACGCTCGATCAGTTGAAGCGCGATGTGCTTTACGTGCTCCCGACGACGTTGAATGCGAGCGACTTTTCCAAGGCCCGCTTCGCCACCGCACTGAAGCTCAGCCCTTACCTCAAGCAACTGTTCGTAGACACCAACACCGTGGGCCTCAAGTCCACGGGCACCAACGTCCTTTACATCCGCGGGAGCCGCGGCGACTCGAACCTGAAGTCCATTCCAGTCTCCGAGCTGGTCTTGGACGAATTGGACGAGATGGACACGAAAGCCATCTGGCTGGCCTTGGAGCGACTGTCCGGGCAGATCGAGAAGCACGTCGTCGCTATTTCGACGCCGACCGTGCCGAAGTACGGCATCCACAAGCTGTTCCTCACGAGCACGCAGGAGCATTTCTTCTTCAAGTGCCCGTGTTGCAGCCGGCGGACGGAGTTCGTTTGGCCCGATTGCGTCGAGATCGTCGGCGAGACGGTCAGCGACCCGCGCTGCCAGGAGTCGTTCATCAAGTGCAAGGAGTGCAAGCACAAGCTGGACCACAGGGCCAAGCCGGAGTTTTTGGCCGGCGGCCTCTGGCAGGTGACGAATCCGCAAGCGGACCCGCAGGAGTCCCGTGGCTTTTACGCCAACCAACTCTACTCGTCCACGGTCTCACCCGGCGAGATTGCCATCGCTTACTTTCGCGGGCAGGGCGACGAGGTAGCGAACAAGGAGTTTCACAACTCCAAGCTGGGTGTGCCGTTCATCGGCGAGAACGCCCAGGTCACGGATGCGATGATCGACAACGCCGTGCGGAAGCACAGCATCGCCGATCTACGGCCGCTCGTCGGCGGCCGGCGCTGCATCACGATGGGCGTGGACCAGGGCAAGACCGGCTACATCTCGGTCGTGGAGTGGTTCTTTGACGGCGACAAGCGTGTGGACATCAACCTAGCCGCTCTTGGCAAGCTGCTGTGGTTCGGCAGGTTTCGGGAAGACGACTTCACTTACCTCGGCCAGTTGATGCGGGAGTGGCAAGTCCTGGCCTGTGTGATCGACGCCGACCCGAACATCAATGACGCCCGGCGGTTTGCCCGCAAGTTTCATGGCTTCGTTTGGCTGTGCCGCTACCGCCGGGGCATTACGGCGAAGGAAATTGCCGTCACGGAGGAGGACACGGGTGCGCCGATGGCGACCGTGGATCGCACGAACTGGCTGAGCTGCACGCTCGGCCGCTTCAAGGCGAATCCCACGCGAATCCAACTGCCGTGCGACGTTTCCGTGGAGTACCGCGAGCACCTGAAGAACCTGGTGCGGACCTACGAGAAGGATGAACACGGCAATCCCGAGGCGGTCTACGTCGAGACCGGCCCCGACCACTACGCCCATTCGCTGGTCTACGCCGACATCGCGTTGACGTTTGCGGCGGTCATGGGCGGCGGCACGAACATCAGCGGAGTCTTATAGGGAGTCGAGCCAATGTCCGTCTGGTATCAAGACACATACCTAGCCGGCAGCCTGAGTGGAGCCGCCGGGGCGGCTGCCACCAAGGCAGGCTTGATTGGCACCTTGCAGATGGACGCCTTGGGCTCTTCCAACCCGTCGCGCGCCTTGGACAACTACTCCCTCAAGATCGGCCAGACGGCGGCCGGCGGCACGCTTTCGATTGGGGGCTGCGCGTATCCTGGGGCCTCGGCGGGGACACCGACCTACCAGGCCATTGATACGACGAACGGCCCTTACGTGAGTCTTCGGACGCTCTACTGGCAGGAAATGCCGGTTGGCGTGAACGTCGTTTTGGCAAACTCGACGGGTTACGCCGCGCTGGGCACTAACCCCGGCAGCACGGGAGCCGGGCTGTTCTCAGTGTGCATTGGCGGTGCTGCCACCTCGCTCCAAACCAATTCCTCGGGGACCGCGGTTGCGATGGCGATGGCCGTCACGACTGCGGACACGAGTGGCACGGCACTTCCCGGTGAGTTGGTCAATCCGCTTCTAGCCGTGAGTGGTGCCACTTTCAAGGAGGAAGTGGGGGTGGCATTGGTCATTCGCGGTCCGGTACTGAACGATAGCGGCAGCCCGATTGCCGACTTGTGGTGGTGCGAGGCATGGGTCCAGTCGCAATGGCTTTGCGACGTGGACAGCCCGGATTGGTTCTGCATGGGTGTCGGCCAGTGCTCGTTGCCCGGCGGCACGGTGCCGATTACGGCCTTCCTGGTGGCGAGTTCGGCGGAAGCTGCCTGCTACGTCCATGTCGTGGACCAGTTGTGGGGCCAGGACACGACCTATCAGCCGAATGGTCAGGGACAAACGGAGCCCCCGTTTGATCCGGCGATCTTATCGCGCCACAAGGTTCTTAGCCCGATTACCTCGCTTTATCATTCGGCAGCGAACACACCCATTCCGTATTGGGTCAGCGGTGCGAATCGCATGATGGGTGCGGCGCGGACAGCCTCGGGCACGGTTGTGGTCGCGTGTTGCGAGGGGCTCACGTCCCAACTGGGCGACGCCCGGGTGAATCTGTATCGCGCGCTGAATCCGGCATGTAGTGCCTGGAGTCCGCCGGCGCTGGTGTTCCCGTTGAAGACGCAGCCGGGTATTCAGCTTAGCTACAACAGCGCGGGACATACCGGCTATTACACGATCACCAACAGCGCGACGGCGGCGACGCGCTACCTGAATCTCTTCGTGGACGGGACTGACACTGGCCATCGCGTAGCACAGATCACACTTGGAACTTCGACGACGCTGACGACCCTGTTGACCACCATTGGCGGCTACGCGGGCTGGTCCGCGATCATTGATCCCGCGGCGGGGACGTATGGCGGCGGGAATGCGTCGGCGTGGGGACTTGTGGAGCAACTGACGGCGACGGTCGTGCCAGCGAGCGGTGTGCTCATTCCGGTACAGTGGGCGTTGCAGGCCGGCCGACTGATCGGGCGCGGCAACACGCTGCTCGTGTTGGCTGAGCGAGTGTGGCAGACCACACCCACGGTCGTCAGCGATCTCGTACAAACCTTGTCTACGGATGGTGGCGTAACGTGGTCGGCAGAGGCCACCATATCCGGCCAGGTCGTGGGCAGCGTAGTCATCACGGATGTGATCTGGAGTGCGCACCAGCAATGCTGGATCGCCGTCGGCACGTATGGTACGGGATCATCGTTCCAAATGTGCATCTACAAGTCGATCAGCAGCAATGGAAATGCGGCCGACAAGAGCCAGCCGGTGCTCGCCAGCGATTGGAGCCTGACGTTGGTTACGCCGTCTTACGGCTCCGGCGTGAGTACCCTTTACGAGTTGACGCTGGCCGAGGCCGACGATGGCACGTTGCTGGTAGTGACGGAGGCAGGCAACTACTTGTTTGCCCCCTATTCGTATTCAACGGATGGCGGTGCGACCTGGAGTGCCTTCACTCAGCTAGACGGGTCGTATTCCAGCGGCGTGCAGGTACGGAGCCCGGTGTGGTCCTCGAACACGCCTTTGAACCTCCAGGTGGTGGGCGGCTATCTTTGGATTCTCGGGCCGAATCCGACGGCCGAGCCCTCCGGGTTCCGCAACTCGCTCCGCTTCTATCGGAGTAAGACGCCGATCAACGCTTCCACGTTGGCCACGGGCTTGCTGGTAGACCCGGTATTACCGGGCACTTTGATAGGGACAACGGCCGGCGGCACGAACATTGCGTTCCCCAAGTGGAATTCAGACGGCGCGGCCGCCCTGATTGTCTACAGCAACGCCAGCCCGAAGAGGCTTTTCTACGATCCGAACTTCTTCGGTCAGACAGTGATCGCATCGCTGCCCCCGGCGAATGAAGTGCTTTCCGGCGTTGATCGGGGTGACGGCGTGCTGGGCACCCGTGCCGACTGCCCGGCCAGTGAAGCCTTGACGACTGCTTCTTACGGTGATTTAGCCAGCCCAACGACTGGGACCGTGACAGAGGCCGCCACGACCGACGTGCGGCACGGTACGCAATACGGCGCGGGCGGCACGGCTCACACCGGATCGGCTTACATTCCAGCCGCCGGTGACGTGCGCGTCGGCGTCAACGTCGATGCCACCGTAGGCGTGTACTTCGTCCATCCAACCTTCGGCGTCCGCACGGGGACTTACTGATATGGCGAACGAGATCAACCATCCTTATCGGGCAACCGGGGCGACCCTGTACGCCGTGATGCGCCAGGTCAGCGGCCAGCGCTGGAATGCCAGCACGCTCGCCTTCGAGACACTGACGGTCGCAAACTGGGCGAATTACGGCCTGCCCCTGGCAGAGACGCCGGCTGGCGGATACTTCTACATCGGCTCGCTGCCGGCGATTGGCGGCGTGATGGTTGCCGGCTGGTACTGGGTGGACCTCTACGCCCAGGCTGGCGAAACGGCTGCCGTGTCCGATGTGTTGGTCGCCTCGTACTTCGGGCATTGGGATGGCACGCATTTCACCCTCCAAGGGGCGGACAACCGCAATGGGAATCCGATTCCCACGGGTGCGGCGGGAGGCGCAGGCAGCCGGGCGATCCAGAGCTTGCGCATTGGCGACCAGTACGACTACACGCTTTGGGTCTATGATCCGGCTACGAACGCCTTGTGCGACGTAGACGGCGGTGTGACCATCGCGGTCTGGCACGATGGGGCGGTTGACGCGCTGGCGCTGAGCAACGGCAACTTCTCCGTGCAGCATTTGGCGACCGGCATCTACCGCATCACGGCGACTGCGCCGTATGCCTCGGCCACGAGGCCGTATCCGCAGAGTTACTTGCCGGGCGACATGGTTTTCCCGGTGGCCACTTACGCGGTCGGCGGCGTGACTCAGAC